AATACCTCCGCGAGATCGCCGCATGGCTCCTCGACACGCTGGAGCGCGGCGCGGTGCGCGGTCCGACAGGTGTCTACGCGCGATCATTCATCCTGCTGGTCGATGGTGCCGAAGCTCAGGTCTCGGCCATCACTCACGACACGCAGTCCTTCGTCGTCGCGAATACGCAGCCATACGCGCGGCGGCTGGAGGTCGGGAAGACGCGATCCGGCTCGCCATTCATCGTGGACGACAGCCGCTATCGCTACATGGACAGCGTCGCGAAGGCCGCGAAGGCGCGCTTCAGCAACGTTGCGCTGGTCCGGCATACCTTCGTCACCCTGTCGGGTGCTTATCGTCTACGACGCGCGCAGGGCAAGCGCCGCGACCGTCAGGCCGGATCGGAGATCTCCTATCCCGGCGTCCGTGTTTCCAAGCTCTAGGAGCCTCTCAGATGGCAGTCACAATCAGCCTCTACAACCACACGGCCAAGCTCTTCGCCGAGGGCTCCAACGTGCCGGGCGACACCTACAAGGTGAAGCTCTACACCGCTGCGACATTCACCGCGTCGCACACGACGCTCGCGGGTGTCGGTGGCACCGAGGCCACGACGGGAACCGGGTACACGGCTGGCGGGCCGTCGCTGGTGAACGTCGCGGTAACGACGGTGACGACGAACGATGCGCGCTTCGATGCCGATGACGTCACGCTGACGGCGAGCGGCGGCTCGATCACCGCTTCGTTCGGCGTCATCTACAACGACACCGACGCGAACGATCCGCCGCTCGCCTTCATCGATTTCGACGGCTCGCAGAGCGCCGGCGCTGGCACCGACTTCAAGATCATCTGGGACGCCAACGGAATCTTCAGCTTCACGGTGGCCTGATATGGCCGACAACGTCGCCATCACCCCGGGTTCGGGCGCGATAGCCGCCGCCGACGACATCGGCGGCGTGCTATACCAGCGCGTCAAGGTCTCGCACGGCGCAGACGGCAGCGCAACGGATACGAGCGTTTCCAATCCGCTGCCCATCGCGGCCTACGGCGAGCTCGTCGAGGCCATCGAGGCGATGCGGATGGCGGTTAACACGCTGACCCGCACCATAGGCCTTGTCACGGTCGATCCTGCGACGGGGCGTCTGCGCGCCGAGGTGGTCCAAGCGACCGCCGCGAGCTTGTTGGCGACAGTCAGCATCGCGTCCAACCAGACGCTGACGACGCTGACGACGCTGGGTAACCAGACGCAGATGGGTGGCCTCAACGCGCAGGATCAAATACCGGCGCTGATGCGCGCGGCTGCGGACAACCTTCGACGCAACATTTCGGTGTCCTGACATGACGACCACGAACGGCAATCGCAAAATCCTCGACCTCAAGCGTTGGGAGATGCTGACTGCTGCGCCCCAGGCGACAGCGGCGGCGCACTTCATCGTCTCGTCGCGCCATTACCGGCAGCAGCAGTTGCTGGTGTCGTCCAACACCGTCGCGCAAATGTACAACCCGAGCGAGGACGGCTGGGTTCAGGTGCCGTCGCCCGCGCTCGCGGGCACGTTCGGAGTGGGCGCGTGCGGCGTCGCCGGGTCGTTCTCGACCGGCACGACCGCTGGCGCATCGTTCCTGACGGCGACCGCAGGAACGACGACAACGATCACGACCAACCAGACGCTCGCGCGCGATCTGCGCGGCTACAGCGTTTTCTTTGTCGGCGGCACGAACGCGGGCAAGTTGAAGACGATTGCGTCGAATACCATCGGCACGAACGCTGTCATCGCGTTCACGGATGCCGAGGCGACCGCTTTCGACAACACCTCGCAGTATCGATTGAAGACGCCGGTCTTCTTCGTTCTGGGCGCGGGCACGCTCGCGAGCGGCTCGTTCAAGCGATACGACTACGCGACGAATACCTGGGTCACGCTGGTCAACACCGGCCTCCCGGCGTCATGGGGCACGGACGGTCGGCTGGTCTCTACGCCAGCGTGGCTTGATCTCGGATTCAAAAGCTTCGCCACCGGCACGGCGACGGCTGGTGCATCCACGACGCTGACGAACTCGGCCAAGTCGTGGACAACGAACCAATGGACAAATGCTCAGATCCGCATCAGCGCTGGAACAGGGGCGGGACAGATCCGCACGGTGGCAAGCAACACGGGAACAGTCATCACCGTTTCGAGTGCCTGGACGACGACGCCGGATGCGACCTCGCAGTACAGTCTCGAAGGCAACGAAGATTTCATCTACGCGCTCGGCAACAACGCCGTGACGATGTACCGCTACTCGATAAGCGCCAACACCTGGTCCACGCTCTCTCCCAGCGTGGCGCGTGGCGGCGCTCCGGGTGCTGCGGCGTCTGGGAGTTGGGTGCATAGCGTGTCGGCATCGGACTGGAACAACGAGAGCGCGATCCTCAACGGTCGCTATATCTACTCGTTCCGTGGCGGCGCGGGCGCGCTGCTCGACCGCTACGATATCGCCGCGAATAGCTGGGCGGCGCTGACGTATTCGCCAGCCGTCGAGACGTTCACGACGGGAACGAAGTGGATCTACAGCAAAGACGCGATCTACGCTCAGAAAGATATCTCTGGTCGCTGGTTCCGCTTCGATATCGCGCAAGCCTCGATGGACGGCTGGACAACGATGCTCTATCCAAACGGCGCGGCGGTGCTTGGTGACACGGCGTTTGACGTGACCTTCAGGGACGGCGCGACCGAGATCGACTACATGCACATCGTGCTGAACACGTCTGCGGTCCACATGCGCCAGATGGTGATCTGATCATGACGATTTCTGATCTGATCGCTCTCGCGCTTGCGCGGATCGCCAACCTGACAGCGCAGCGTACATCGGCGGCAACGCTCGGTGATGCTGCCCTCTGCGCTCAGATTGAAGCGGAGATCGCGAAGACAGAAGAGACGCTCGCGACGTTGCGGGGGATCTGAGGCACATGCTCAAGCTTGCGAACCGCGCGAAGATGTCCACGGCCACCACCGGCACGGGCACGATCACGCTCGGCTCGGCGGCGGCGGGCTTTCAGTCGTTTGCGGATGCTGGCGTCGCGAACGGTGACGTGGTCCGCTACGTCATCGAGGACGGCACCGCGTGGGAGATCGGGCAGGGCACCTACACCGCGTCCGGCACGACCCTTTCGCGCACTGTGCTCGAGTCAAGCAACAGCGACACCGCCATCAGTCTGTCCGGCTCGGCCACGGTGCTCATCACCGCTGCCGCCGAGGATGTCGCGCAAGTCAAGATCGACACCTACACGACTGCGGGAAGCACGACCTGGACGAAGCCTAGCTGGGCCAAGATGGTCAAAGTGATCGCGATTGGCGGCGGCGGCGGCGGTGGATCGGGGGCGCGGTATGCGACCTCTTCGGCGCGCGGCGGTGGCGGCGGTGGAGCAGGCGCAGGCACTGTGTCTTTTATTGTGCCGGCCAGCGTGCTTGGAGCAACGGAGACTGTTGTTGTCGGAACTGGCGGAACTGGCGGAACATCTCAGACTTCTGATTCAACAAACGGCATAGCGGGCACCGCTGGAACAGGATCAACATTTTCTCATTTTTCGTCTGGTTTTGGAAACGGAGGGGGCGGAGGCACGACCTCAAGTTCTGGTTCTGCCAGTAGCCGAGGCTCGTCTTCATTTGAATCTGTACCTGGGTCACTCGGTGGATCAGGAGCAGCGACAACGGCAAGTTCGCCAGGAACTTTACAATTAGTAGCATCAACCGGCGGCGGCGGCGGCTCCGGTCAAGCTGCGACAGTTACAACATCAACGAATGGTTCAAATGGAGTGGCTATCATAGCTGCGACAACATCTAACGGTGGTTTGATTGCATCAGATATTGCGGGCGCATCGGGAGGAACATCTGGGGGCAACGGCTCCAATTCATCAGGGACGACGATATTTGATCGCATAGTCGCCACAGGCGGCGGCGGCGGCTCTTATGCCACCGGCCAAGCCACAGGCGCTGGCGGAAACGGAGCATACGGCTCTGGCGGCGGCGGCGGCGCAGCATCGGATAACGGCTACGCCAGCGGCGCTGGCGGCAACGGTGGCGACGGATGGGTGAGGGTCATATCGTGGGCGTGAAGCAGTTTCTCCTCAATCCTGACGGCTCGATCCCCGAAGGCGCGAACATCGAGGCATTGAAGCGCGCGGGCATTCCGCTCGTTCTGCCGACGCCGCGCTGGCGTCCGGCTCCCGGCATGATGCTGGTCGAGGCCGAGCCCGAGATGCGCGAGGGCGCGATGCGGCAGACCTGGCGCGAAGTCGAGATCCCGCCCGCGCCACCTGCTGTTGACGAAGAACCGACCGAGTAAGCGATGCTCGGATCCGCGCCGCTAGCATCGACACCGCTCGGCGCGTCTGGTGCTGGCGCGACGCCAGCCACGACGATCAATGTTCCTGCCGCGACGATCACCGTCGCGGGCATCGCGCCCAGCGCGATCCAGACCTTCACGCCCATCCAAGGGCTGCTGTTCCTCTTCGCCAATCTCTACGGCGTGGCGGCGGCAGGAGCCACGGTCACCTCTCCCGCCGCGACGATCATCGTCGCTGCGAATGCTCCGAGCCTCGCGGCGGGCAAGAGCGTCGCTATCCCCGCCGCGACGATCATCGTCGCTGCGAATGCTCCGAGCCTCGCGGCGGGCAAGAGCATCACAGTCCCTGCCGCGACTATCACGCTCGCTTCCACCGCTCCGGCGGTCAGCGCGGGCAAGCGGATCGATGCTCCCGCCGCGACGATCACGCTCGCTTCCACCGCTCCGAGCCTCGCGGCGGGCAAGAGCATCACAGTCCCTGCCGCGACTATCACGCTCGCGGGCCTTGCGCCGACCATCCAGGCCGCGACGGGGCCGTCCATCGTCGTCCCGGCGGCTGTCATTTCTCTCTCGGCCAGCGCGCCGAGCCTCGCGGCGGGCAAGAGCGTCGCCGTTCCTGCCGCCGCGATCAGCCTCGCGGGCAACGCTCCAGCAATCTCGGCGGGCAAGCGCATCGTCGTTCCCGTCGCCGCCCTGCTCATGGGCGGCGAGGTTCCGACGATCCGGACCGGCAAGAGCGTCGCCATCCCGGCAGCGACGATCAGCCTCGCGGGCAGCGCTCCGTCGATCAGCGCGGGCAAGCGTGTCGCCGTTCCGGCGGCGACCATCGCGCTGTCGGCAAGCGCTCCGGCCGTCTCGGTCGGCGATGCCGTCACGGTTCCTGCCGCCACGATCACGCTGGCCGCGTTTTCTCCGTCGTTGGCAGCGGGTAAGTCCGTCGCGGCACCCTCGGCCACCATCACGCTCTCTGCCGCGCCACCGACGATCCAGGCGGCGTCCGGCATCAGTATCGCGCCGCCGACCGCCACCATCCTCCTCGGAGGCGAAGCGCCGTCGATCTCGGCTGGCAAGAGCATCACCGTCCCGCTCGCTTCGGCTCAGGTTCTCGCGGCGCTTGCGCCGCAGCTGGCGACGGGCAAGTCGATCTCGGTCCCGACCGCCACCATCACGCTCACCGCCGCGTCTCCGACACTCGCGGCGGGCAAGGCCATCGAGGTCGCCGCTGCGGCAATCGCCATCGGCGGCATTCCGCCGCGCATCCAGCTTATCGCGCCGCCCGGCACGCTGCGTGTCATCCGCGATGCCATCAGGAGCGCCTGGGATGCCCGCTGGCCGCATGGAACGGCCTATCGGGTACTCTGGCAGCAGAACGACAACGAGAGCGTCCCAGAGCCCGGCGAGGCGCGCGCGTGGGTGCATGTCGTGGTGGACTTCGACGGCGAGGATGTGCGCGCCTATGCCGGCGGTCGCGAGGCATCTGACCGCGAGTGGCGCGGAACGGTCGAGATCCGCGTGGTCGCGGAGACCGGCTATGGCGACGACGCCGCGCTCGACCTGCTCGATGACGCGGTCGGCGTCTACCGCTCGCGTCGCGAGGCGGGCCTGTCGTTCATCGATGGCTCGACCGAGATCTTCGACAGCGCGACCGAGGACGGCGCGTGGTTCATTCGCGGCACGATGATGCCCTGGACGTATGAGTACCGGGCATGAGCCTCAGGACAACCATCCGCACCGAGATCAAGGCAGTCTGGGACGCGCGCTGGCCGCACGGCGAGACCTATCGCGTGATCTGGCACGAGAACGCACACCCCGATACGCCGACACCGGGCGAGGTGCAGCACTGGCTGCACCTGCACGCCGAGTTCAGTCGCGAGGAGATGCGCGCGTTCGGCGGCGGGTCGCTTGCCAACGAGCGGCTCTGGTTCGGCGCGGTCGCGGTGCGCGTGTTCTCTGAGGTCGGCATCGGCGAGGACGTCACCCTCGACCTTCTCGACGCCGCCGTCGTGGCGCTCCGCGCGCGGCGCGCGGGCAATCTGACCTTCGTCGGACCTATCGTCGGCATTGCCGACACGACACGCTCGAACGGCGCGTGGTATAGTCGCGGCGCGTCGATCCCGTTTCAATATCGCTTCCAAGGGTAAGGAGACCCGATCATGCCGATCAGTGAAGGCGTGCAGTCACGCATCGTCTACAAGGCGTATTCCAGCGGGTCGATCACGGCCAACAGCGAGCCGGACACCGCGACCGACCCCGGCACGTCCGGCGGTCAGGTGCTGCGGCGGGTCTCGTCCAGTCTCAACCTGGTCAAGGATTCCTACCAGTCCGAGGAGATCCGCACCGACCGGCAGATCGCGGACTTCCGCCACGGGCTGCGACGCGTCGAGGGCTCGATCTCGGGCGAGCTGTCGCCGGGTACGCAGTTTGAACTCCTCGTCGCCGCGCACCGCGACTCGGCGGTGTCGGCGCTGTCGCTGTCGAATACGCAATTCACCAGCGTCACCAGCGATAACTCGACCTCGGCCTTCGTCTTCACTGCTGGCGATCCGGTGACGAGCGGTCTGCGTGTCGGCGACATCATCCGCTTCGGCACGCTCGCCGCGACGGCGAACAACGACCGCAATTTCGTGATCCGGTCCTTCGGTGGCACGAGCAATCGCACGGTGACGGTGTCGCCCGCGCCGACCACTGACGCGGTGGCCGACACCAGCTTCACCGTGTCGCGTCCCGGCAAGACCACCATCGTCCCTGCCAGCGGCTTCACGGCGCGCAAGTTCGGCATCGAGGAGTATCGCGAGGACTTGGATCTGTCGCGCCTCTTCACGGAATGCCGCGTGTCCGGCTATTCGCTGTCGCTCCCGGCCACCGGCCTCTCGACTGTGGAGATCCCGTTCATGGGGCGCAACGCGGTCTCGCTCTCGGCGGGCAGCGCGCCCTACTTCACCGCGCCGACCGCCGCGACGACGTCCTCGGCATGCGCCTCGGCCAACGGTCTGATCCTGTCGCCGGACGCGGGCTCGTCGCCGCTCGGCATCGTCACCGGCATCGACATCGCGCTCGATCTCGAAGCCGAGATGCAAGCGGTCATCAATCAAAACATCGCGCCCGAGATCTTCCTCGGCCGCGCGAACGTCACCGGCACGGTGTCGGCGTTCGTGGAAGATTTCGCCCTCTTCAACGCCTTCCTCAATGAGAGCGAGCTTCAGCTGATCGTGCGCGTCGATAGCGGCTCGGCGGCGAACGCCGATGCCATCTGCATCTACCTCCCGCGCGTCAAGCTCGGCGGCGCGGACATGCCGTTGAGTGGCGCGAACGGTCAGACGATCTCGCTGCCGTTCCAAGCGCTGCGCTACACCGGCAGCGCGGCGGGCCGCGACACGACCACCATTCGCATCCACGACACGGCGGCCTGAGCATGTCGCGTTTTGCCGGTCTCGGCGCGTCGGTGGACAAGCCGACGCGCTGCTATCTCTCGATCCCCGTCGCCGGTCGTCCGCCGCTGCTGTCGCGCGACGGCGATCCCGCCTACATCGACTGCCTGTCGCTCGACAGCCGCGAGGCTGGCGCGCAGCGTCGCGCATCCGCCATCGCGCGCCTCGACCGTCGCGCGGCGAAGCTGACCGCCGATGACATCGAGGCCGAACAGGTCGGGATGCTGGTGGCGCTCATCACCGGCTGGCGGCTGTACTCGCTGGCCGGCGATCCGCTCGACGTCGAGTGCGACGAAGCGGCGAAGCGCGAACTGATGAGCGATCCGACCTTCGCTTGGGTGCGCCGACAGGTCGAGGAGCATATAGGCGATCTGGGAAACTGGTTGAGCGCGACGGCGAGCTGATCGCCTTCGCGCGTCACCGTTTCGACCTAGACTTGCCGCGCAAGGGCGGTCGCAAGCGCGACCACCTGGAGAGCGTCGCGCGGCAGCTAGGACGCCGCCCTGCGGGCCTAGACGGGCCACCACTGCCCGCGTGGGGCGAGCACCTATGGTCAACGTGGCTCGACCTGCACCAGGGTCGCCGCGTCGGCTTCAACGGTGCCGAGCCGCTGTCCTGGGCTGATCTCGACGCATGGTCGAGGCTGACCGGCGCGGAGATGCGGCCTGACGAGGCGGCACTGATCATGCGAGTGGATCGCGAGTTCTTCGCCGTGCGCGGCGAGATTGAGGGACGGAAATGATCAACGCGCCGAAAGAGTCGATCCTTCGCGCTGGCCTCGACGCGAGCGAATACACGCGCGGCGCACAGGAGATCGACAGGGCAAACACCGAGATCTCCGCGAGCAGCGGCCGGGTCGAGCAGTCTCAGGAGAAGATGACCCGCTCGCTGGTCTCGTCTTCGTCCAGCATGGATCGCCTCCAAGCATCGCTCGATAAGGGCTTCGCCTCGCAGCTGCGCTATGAGCAGATCGTGGATCGGGTCAATTCCGCGATGGAGCGCGGGCGCATCTCGCAGGAGCGCGGCGCGCAGATCATCAGCCTCGCGCAGCAGCGATACATGTCGGCGGCGACTGCGACGGCGGCGATGGGGGCGGCGACTGCGGCGGCTGCAACATCGGGCCGGAACTTCGGCGCGGTCGCTCAACAGGCGGGCTATCAGATCGGAGACTTCGCCTCGCAGGTCGCCTCGGGCGGCTCGGCGGTGACGGCGTTTGTCCAGCAAGGATCGCAGATGCTCGGCATGTTCGGCATGTTCGGCGCGGTCGCTGGCGCGGCTCTGGCTATCGGTGGCGTGGCCTATCAGATGTATGTCGCGCGCGATGCGGCGAAGGCGACGAAGTCCGAGATCGAGCTTCTCGTCGATGAAATCGAGCGACTGAACGAGGAAACGAAGAGGGCCACCGCGCCTACGCCGCGCCTCGGAGCCAATATCCAGATCGCCAATCTTCAGCAGGAGATCGCGCGGCTCCGCGCGGGCGCGCCGGTTCAAACCTACGGCGGCGGTGGACAGGAACTCGGACTGAACGTCGGCAACGAAGCGAATGTTGTCGGTGCTGGCCGCGCCGCTGACAAGATCGCCGAGCTGACCAAGAAGCTTGAAGAACTGACCAAAGCTGAACAGTCCAACCGCATCGCGACGATGATGTCGAATGATGCCTACGACTACAGCATCGCGACGGGCGAACTGCTGGTCGCGCAGCGCAAGGAGCAGGAGAAATCCGCCGAGGATGCGCGCGCGGCCGAGATCGCGACGCAAGCCACCATCCAGTCCGTGATCGAGAGCCTCGATCCCGCTGCGCGCGCGACCCGCGAGTACGAAAGCCGACTGACCTATCTCGGTCTCGCGCTCCAGGCCGGTGCAATCGATCAGGAGCGATACTCGGCGCTCGTCAATCGCGCCGCCGATGATCTCGACCGGGCGAAGACTTCGGTCGATCGTCACGCTCAGGCACTGGATGAGCACGCGCGCCGCGTGCGCGAGCAGCTTGACCCTGCGGTGGCCTACGCGCGCGAGCTTGAGCAGCTGAACGAACTGCTCAACACCGGACGTCTGACGCATGAGGAATACGCTCGCGCCGCCGATCAATCCTGGTCGCGTCTCAATCGCACGACCAGCGATACACGTGACATCGCGCGCGATCTTGGCTTGACGTTTGAAAGCGCATTTGAAGATGCCATCGTGAAGGGCCAGGGCTTCCGCAGCGTGCTCGGGGGCATCATTCAGGATATCGGGCGCCTTGTCCTGCGGCAGACGGTGACAGCGCCATTGGCGGGTCTGGCGTCGAGCTTCTTCGGCGGTCTATTCGCTCCCGCTGCTCCTGCATCGTGGGCCATGTCTCCGACTGATCTCGGCCTCCCCGGCTTCGCCAACGGCGGGCCGGTGGTCGGCAATCGACCGATTGTCGTGGGCGAGGAAGGGCCGGAGGTGTTCGTGCCGAACAGCGCCGGGACCATCGTCCCGAACGGCGTGTCGATGGGCGGCGGTGTGACGGTCCACCAGACCATCAACATTTCGACCGGCGTCGCCCAGACCGTCCGCGCCGAGATCGCCGCGCTCATGCCGGCGATCAAGCGCCAGACCGTCGATGCGGTGGCGGACGCCAGGATGCGCGGCGGATCGTTCGCCGCCGCGATGGGGACCTGATCATGACCATTTCCTATCCGATCACCCTCCCGACATCCGGCGGCTATGCGCGCGTCGAGCTTCGCATGTCGAACGTCGTCGGCGTCTCGACGTCGCCGTTCACTTTCCAGCAGCAGCTGGTCCGACACCAGGGCGCGCGCTGGGAAGCGGACGTCACCGTCGCCGAGATGGAGCGTCCCGCCGCCGAGGAATGGATCGCCGCGCTAGCCTCGCTGCGCGGGGCCTGGGGCACGTTCCGCCTGGCCGATCCTGGCGGCGCGACGCCGCGTGGCACATGGGCCGGAACGCCTCTGGTCAAGGGCGCGGGCCAGACCGGCGAGACGCTGCTGGTCGATGGGTTCTCGGCGGGCGCGACGGTCAAGGCTGGCGACTATCTCCAGATCGGTGATCGGCTCTACAAGGTGCTGGTGGACGCCACCGAAAGCAGCGGCGAGATCACGCTCGATATCTGGCCGCGTCTGCGCGAGAGCCCGGCGGATAACGCCGTCGTGACGACGAGCGCCGCCAAGGGCTTGTTCCGCCTCGCGTCGAACACGCAGGGCTGGGCGCTACAGGGATCGGGGCTGCGCTACACGCTCGCCTTCGGCGCGGTCGAGGCGATCTGATGGCGCGCGATCTCACCGCATCCGTCATCACGCAGCTACAGGCCGCGTCGGTCGAAGTCGGCATCCTGTTCGAGGGCGAGTTCGCCTCGGGCTGGGTCCGGCTCTGGAGCGGCATCGGGAACCTGTCGTGGGACAGCAAAACATGGAACGGCGTCGGCACGCTACTCGGCATCTCCGCCATCGATGAGACGAACGAGATCCGCGCCTCGGGCCTGACGGTGACGCTCTCAGGCGTGCCATCTGATCTGCTCGCCGCTGCGCTTGGTGACGCGCGCTCGGGCAAGACCGGCCGCGTCTATCTCGCCTTCTTCTCCGGCGGCTCAGTCGTGGCGGACCCGGTGCTACAGTTTGAAGGTCGACTGGACGTCCCGGCAATCGAGGATGGCGAGGATACCGCGACAATCGCCATCAGCTACGAGAGCGAACTGATCGACCTGGAGCGCGCTCGCGAGCGCCGCTACACGCCCGAGGATCAGGCGATAGATTACCCCGGCGACCTCGGTTTCGCGTATGTTGCGGCATTGCAGGACGCGCAAATCACATGGGGCCGCTGATGATAGCACGCCGCGAAGATTGGCCGTCGAGGCTCGCCGCCGCGCTCGAGGATGCGCGCGACAAGCCGTTCGAGTGGGGCCAGCACGACTGCGGTCTCTTTGCGGGCGACTGCGTGCTGGCGATGACCGACACCGACCCGGTGGCGCTCTATCGCGGCCAGTACACCGACGAGGAGGGCGCGCGCGCCACGATGCTCGCGCTGTCCGGCGGCGGGCTGCGCGCGGTGTGGAGCAAGGCTCTCGGGCCAGCGATGAACAACACGCTGATGGCGAAGCGCGGCGACGTCGTGCTGGTCACCACCGACTACGGCGAGACCGAGGCCACCGGGATCGTCGCAGGAGCGCGTGTGGCGTGCCTTTCGCAGTCGGGGCTACTGATGATGCCTTCGCGCTGCATCGTCGCTGCCTGGGGCGTCTGATGCCGTTTGTTGTCCCGGCTATTGCCGCTGCGGTGAAAATCATCGGGATTGGCGGCGTCGTTTCCGCCAGCCTCGTCGGAATAGTGGGCGGACTTGCGGTTGCAATGACGCTCTCGGCCATCGCCGGGGCGATCTTCCGCCCCAAGCGGCCAAAGCTCTCCGACCCCTTCGCGGGCGCGCAGCGCACGCAGACCGTGCGCGAGCCGATCACGCCGTGGCGCGTGGTCTATGGTCAGGTGCGGACCGGCGGTGCGATCACGTTCCTTCACACCACCGACTCCAATTCCAAGCTCCACCTCGTCATCACGCTCGCCGGTCATGAGTGCGAGGAGATCGGCGACATCTACTTCGATGACGAAATCGTCCCGCTTGATGGCAGCGGCAACGCTACGGGCAAATACGCCGGATACGTCCGTGTTCAGAAGAAGCTCGGCACCGACGGGCAAACGGCGTTCGCCGACCTCATCACCGAGGCGTCCGACAAGTGGACCGCTGACCACCGGCAGCGTGGTCGCGCGTGCATCTACGTCCGCTTGACGCACAATTCCGACCTGTTCGCATCCGGCATCCCGAATATCACGGCGGTGCTGAAGGGCAAGAAGGTCTACGACCCTCGCACATCCACGACCGCGTGGAGCGCGAACGCGGCGCTCTGCTTGGCCGACTACTTGACCGACCCGATACGCGGTCTCGGCGTGGACTACGCCACGCGCATCGATGAAGCCGACCTGATCGCCGCCGCGAATATCTGCGACGAAAACGTAACGCTGGCGGCGGGCGGCACCGAAGACAGATACACCATGAATGGCACCTTCGACACCTCGCAGCGCCCGCGTGACATCATCGCATCGATGACTGGCGCAATGGCTGGCCGCGCGTCGCTGGTCGGCGGGACATGGTCGATCTTCGCGGGCGCATACACCGCACCGACCATCACGCTGACCGAGGCTGATCTGCGCGGGCCAATCCGCGTGTCGTCGCGACTGAGCCGTCGCGATCTCGCCAACGGGGTCAAGGGGACGTTCGTCTCGCCTGACAACAAGTGGCAAGCCTCGGATTTCCCGCCGGTCTCGAATGCCACCTACGTCTCCGACGACGGCGGCGAGAAGCTCTGGCGCGATATCGATCTCCCCTTCACGACCAGCGCGGCTACCGCGCAGCGCATCGCGCGCATCGAGCTACGCAAGGCGCGGCAACAGATCAGCGTGCAGCTGGCGGCGAAGCTCACCGCGTATCGGCTGGTGCCTGGTGACGTCGTCGGCCTGACCAACACGCGCATGGGCTGGACGGCGAAGCCCTTCGAGGTCACCGGCTTGCGCTTCGTCACCGATGGCGACGGCAGTCTCGGCGTCGATCTCGATCTGCGCGAGACCGCCTCGACCATCTACGACTGGACGGCGGGCACCGACGAGGAAGAAGTCGATCCCGCGCCGGACACCGATCTGCCGAACCCCTTCAGTGTCAGCGCGCCGACGTCGCTGGTCCTGGCGAGCGGCGACGCCGAGATCCTTCAGCTGGCCGAAGGCTCGGTGATCAGCCGCATCAAGGCCACATGGACCGCGCCGAGCGATGCGCGCGTGGCGAACTACGAACTCGCCTGGAAGAAGAGCGCCGAAACCGACTGGGATAGCGTCCTGTCCTCGGCGTCGGTCACCGTCGGCTACGTCGCGCCAGTCGAGGACAGCACGGCCTACGATGTGCGTGTGCGTTCGATCTCGGGCCTCGGCGTGGTCTCGGGCTGGGTGACGGTGACGGGCCATGTCGTCGAAGGCAAGAGCGCGCCGCCGCCGCGTCCTGATACGTTCCAGGTCGCGCGTATTGCGGACGGAACGCGGCGCTTCACCTGGAGCCTCGCGAGCCTCCCGGCGGATGTGCGATCCGGCGGCGGCTACCGCATCCGCTACAAGACCAGCAGCACGACCGACTGGTCCTCGATGACGGCGCTGCATGAAGGGCTGCTCATCTCATCGCCGTACGAGACGGCGGATCTCGCCAGCGGAACATATTGGTTTGCCATCAAGACCGTGGATAGCTCGGGCAACGAAAGCACCGACGCGCGCTTCATCGCGTCCGCCGTGCTCGGCGATCCGCCACTGCGTGATGTGCTGCTCCAGCGGATCGAACAGTCGCTCGTATGGCCGGGGACGAAGACGTCGTGCTTCCTCGACCGAGATAACGCGCTCCACGCGACCAGCAGCCAGAACTGGTCGAACCTCCCGAGCGCTTGGTCGAGCCTTGCCGCGACCTGGGACAACATCCTTAACAACAACAGCCCGATCCGATACGAGACGCCGGTCCTCGATCTCGGGGCGGATGTCAATTTCACACCGCTCGTCACTGCTGTCGCCAACGGCACGGTGACGCTGGAGATGAAAACGGGCACTCAAGCCGATGGCACCGTCACCGGCTCCTGGGTCGCGCTGGCGCTGGTCGAAGGCAAACGCTACGTCCAGATCCGCGCCTCGGTGTCTGACACGACGCCGGTCCTGTCTGGCCTGACGACAATCATCTCTTCGTCGTCGTATACGGACACCTACGAGGACGTGAACACGGCGACCGAGACGGCGTCGTGGTTCTCTTCGGTCGCGGCGGGTCATTTCAAGATCGGGGCGCGCGGCCAGCTGGCGGCGATCAGCACCGCGCGTATCCTGGCCTTGCAGAACGTCGGCGCGGGCTGGTCGTGGGAGTTGATCTCCAAAACGCAGACAGTAAACAGCGAGCCAGCGGCTGAATTTAAAGTGTATAATTCTTCTGGTACATTGAGCAATGCTACAATCGATGTAGAGCTGCGAGGGCCACAGGCATGACGCTCCCGACGAACGCATCCAAGGCGAACTTGGACAGCGCGACGGACGATCCGAAGCTCGCGCGTCCTGACCTCGCGGACCTGGTGGACAAGTTCAATGACTTGCTCACCCACCTCAATCTCAGCACGATCACCAGCGGGCCAGCGTCGATACCGCTCTCGTTGGCAAACGGCGGCACGGGCGCGGCGACCGCCGCAGCAGCGCGCACCAACCTCGGCGTCGAGGACGCCACCGAAAGCGCCGCCGGTCGCATCGAGATCGCGACGCAGACCGAAAGCAACAACGGCACCGATGACACGCGCGCGCTGACGCCGCTGAAGCTCGCGAGCATCTCGCCGGCGTCGGTGACCTACTCGACCAGCGACCAGATCCTCATCCTCGACGCAAGCGACAGCAATAAGCTGAAGCGCGCGACGGTGACGACGGGCAAGGTTCTCCAGGTCATCAACACGACGAGCAGCGCCGTCGCCACGAACACGACGGCGATGCCCTACGACGACACCATCCCGCAGAACACGGAAGGCGCGGAACTGATGACGGCGACGATCACGCCGTCGAACTCGAGCAACAAGCTTCGCATCGACGTCACCGTGTTCTGTGCCTCGTCGTTCGGCGACATGGTGGTCGCGCTGTTCCAGGACAGCACCGCGAATGCGCTGGCGGCGGGCGGGCATGACATCATCAACCGCGCCAACGCGATGATCGAGATATCGTTCAGTCACTACATGACCGCCGGCACGACGTCCGCCACGACGTTCAAGGTGCGCGGCGGGCAGAGCAATGCGGGATCGACCTTCACCTTCAACGGCGACAACGGCGCGCGGCTGTTCGGCGGCGTCATGTCGTCCTCGATCACCGTCACCGAGATCGCAGCATGAGCGATCACATAGACCCGCGCGATTTCGGTCGCCTAGAAGCCGAGGTCGCCGCGCTCAACAAATCTGTCGAGGCGATGGCCGCAGACCTCAGGGCCGTGCGTTCTGCACTCGACGCAGCGGGCGGTGGCTGGCGGGTGCTGATCGCTGTCGGCGCGGTATCCGGCGCAGTGACGGCGCTGCTGGTCAAGCTCCTGCCATTCCTGCCGCTGCGCTGATGCCGACGCCGCCGATCTCGCGGGCCGAGGCTCACCGCCGCATCGACGCCATCGAACAGGCGCTGCGCGAGGGCGGCACTCCAATGGGGGTGATGTCGAGGCCAGGGACTCGGTCCGCCGCGCGTGTCGCGTGGGACCGGCTCGGTCTGCGGCAGAGCGTGGACAGGGCGTCGGTGGAAAAGATTGAGGCGGCAGCAGGTCGGCAGATCGACTGGTCTCTGTCGCCCGACGCCCGAATCGCCAACGATGCGACGCCGAGGCCGCGCTTTGATCCGCCGTCGATCCCAGACGCAGACGTCCCGGTCGAAGAGCTGATCGAGAAGCTTGAGCGCAACTATCGCCGCCGTGCCGAGCACAAGGCAGCGAAGACATGGGCGCGGTTCACCCTGCACGACGACGGTCCGTATTGCCTCGCGGTGGTGGGCGATCCGCACCTCGATGACCCAGGCACCGACTGGGGGCTGCTGCGCCAGCATCACAAGCTCATGCGCCGCGCGCATGTCCATGGCGTGTGCCTTGGCGACGTCGTGAACAATTGGGCGGGCCGCTTGCAGCGCCTCTACGCCGAGCAAGAGGTGACGCGCACACAGGGCTGGAAGCTCGCGCAGTGGTTCTTCGTGACGGTGCCGTGGCTGGTAATCTGCAAGGGCAACCATGACCTGTGGTCAAGCTCGCACGGCACGGGCGATCCGCTCGACTGGATGTCGCGCGGTGGAGCCATGCTCGAGGACTGGTCTGCGCAGTTCGAGGTCGCGACGCCAGCGGGCCACGCCGTCCGCATCTGGGCGGCGCACGATTTCAAAGGGACGTCGATCTACAATCCGCTGCACGGGCCGATGCGCGCGGCCAAGTTCAGCGGCGGAGATGCTGACGTCTACGTCGCGGGCCATCAGCACCATTGGGAACTATTCAACGGCGAAGACGCGAACAAGTCGTCGCGTCCGTTCTGGCTCGCGCGGGCGCGCGGATACAAGTTCCTGGACGCCTACGCCGACCAGCACCAGTTCGGCTCTCAGAAGCACGGCGCGACGATTGGCATTGTGGTCGATCCGACACGCGAGGGACCGGCGGCTCTGCATTGCTATGCCGACCTGGCCGAAGCCGTCGAGATCATGGAATGGAAGCGCGCGCGGTGGGAGGCGGCAGCATGCCACGACGCAAAGCCGGATACGACGACCCCGACTGGCAAGAAGCCGCCTCGCACACGGGAGAGATGATGCAGGGCTCCATCCATGAGCTACGATCCTCCGATCCGCCAGGAAAGCCGTTTGAGCCGCAGCGCGGGCCGCTCGGCTTCTGCATCGACCCGGCGGCGTATCGCGCCGGCGGTCGTCGTCGTCGCGTGGCTGCGCGTCGGCGAACCGATCCCTGATGGCTGGCGCGTCGCCGCGCAACGGGTGACGCATCACCATCGACATGCCTTCCTCATCGAACAGGTGACACCATGATCGCAGCCCTCCTTCCCGCGCTCGTTCCCATCTTGGGCAAGGCTCTCGGAAATCTCATCCCCGACGCCACAGCCCGCGCCCAGGCCGAGGCCGAGGTCGCGAAGCAGCTGCTCGCGTCCAGCGCAGAACTTGAGCGCGCGGCGGGCGAGATTGTGCTGGCCGAAGCACGCAGCGAGCATTTCCTGGCCGCGTGCTGGAGGCCGATCTTGATGCTGACGTTCGGCGGGCTGATCGTGGCGCGCTGGCTCGGCTACAGTGCGCCGGGCATCTCGGAGGCCGAGGTGTTGAAGCTCTGGGACATCGTGCAGCTTGGACTCGGCGGCTATGTCATCGGACGCAGCGCCGAGAAGATCGCGCCGCAGATCGTGGCGGCGATCAAGAAATGAGCCTGACGCCGCGCGACCGGAAACGCCTAGAAGGCGTCCATCCTGACCTCGTCCGTGTGGTCGAGCGCGCGTCGCTCGGCAAGGTGCGCTTCATCGTCACCGAGGGTCTTAGGACGATGGAACGCCAGGCGCAGCTAGCGCGCGAGGGCCGCTCGCAGACCATGCGCTCGCGGCACCTCACCGGCCACGCGGTCGATCTCGCGGTGCTTGATGAGGCGGGCAAAGCGCGCTGGGATGCGCCGGCATACCGCACGCTCGCCGCCGAGGTGAAGGCGGCGGCGGCGGTGGAGGGTGTGCCTGTCGAGTGGGGCGGGGATTGGCGAAGCTTCTTCGACGGGCCGCATTTTCAGCTGCCGTGGGCGAGTTATCCGGCCTAGCTATATCCCGACTTGTCGCGCGCCTCGATCTCCATCGGGTGCCGCCAGTATCCATACCGCGCCAGCCACCAGAGATACCGCGCCGTGAAGCCTAGCGCGCCGTACCGCTCGATCTGCTCTAGGTGAACCTCCTCATGCGCGACGAGCCCGTGGTCCGGTGGCCACGTCGCGTAGTAAGCGACGCGCCAGGGCATCGTGATCGCCTCGTAGCCGGTGGCGCGCAGCCACCAGCGGATGACGAGCGGGGCGGGGCGGTGTGTCATGGGGTGGCCGCATCGTGGATGACGTACTTTTCGAAAATCCAGACGTCATCAACCCAGATCCCGGCAAACTTTTTGTCGTGCTTCTGGGCCGTGATGTAGGCGGCGCATTGTTCTGCCAACTTTCGGTCAGCATAGACCCTGTAGACCCAATCTATGGTATCCAAGTCGATGGAGCATCCCTTGATAACCACGAGCCAGACGACGTTCTTGGTCATGGCTTGGCCTCCTCGTCTAAGACATACTCGTCTGAGATCCAGGCGTCATTAACCCAAATCCCGTCGAACTTCTTGTCGTGATTTTGGACCGCGATGTATTTGAGACATTGTTCTGCCAACTTTCTGTCAGCATAGACCCTGTAGACCGTCCTCCTGGTATGTCCTTCAATGAAGCATCCCTCGATGAACACCAACCAAACGACTTTCTTGGTCATGGCTTGACCTCCAGCGCGGCGCGGGTCGCACGCAGATGACCTATGGTTAATACACTACCCCAAGCCAGATGATCGTCGTCACCCTCTGGCGGATCATACCTATCAGCCTCGGCGGATAGTGGAGCCAACAACCCCTCCAGCACCGCCACGCGGGCGCGCAGCCGCTCGATCTCGGCGGCGGCTTCGCCGATCACGCCGACACGTCCAAAGTCCGTCATGAGATCTGGCGGGACGCGCAGTTTCTTTACGATATCTTCGCTCATGGCATCGTCACCAAAATTGCAGGGGATACACTCAGTAAGCTCGACAGAAGCCACAGCATCATCCCGCTGATCGCGGCGGCGTATGACGCCTTCAGAATGCGCTCGCTCAAATCAAGGAGCGCGCCCAAGACCATCGCGGCTATGCCGCCGAATACCAGCACACTCCCGGCCAGGAAGATCATGGCTTGGCCTCCAGCGCGGCGCGAGCCTCCTCAATCGGCAAAGCGGGGACATTAACGTAGACAGACCGCCGCATTTGCGCTTCCACGGTCATACCTCCCGCGCCACGTTCAACTGTGTAACCAGCATCGCAAGCGTCCAACACAGATTTCAGCGCAGTTCGCAGCCGCTCGATCTCGTCAGCGAGCTTGCAGTACAACGCGCCGTCAGCCAGACGGTCGTCGCGATACGCAGCACGAGCCATCGCCACGATGTCCTCGATGTCGTCGCTCATGGCTCATCTCCCGCATCTGGCCCACAGTCATCAGCCTCAGACTTTCTCTCTACGATCTTCAAGATGTTAAGGAGATGTCCGGTTGTCAGGGGAATCGACCCATTTCGTTTCACCGATTCCTGCATCACCTCGATTAGACGCTCTAAGTCGCTCATGGCTTGGCCTCCAGTGCGGCGCGGACACGCTCGATCAGCCTGTCGCACGCATCGGGATTGCCCGCCAGCATGACGCGGATATGATCGTTGTTTCTGCCCGCAACGTATTCAAAGAGATCTTTCAACATCGCCACGCGGGCGCGCAGCCGCTCGATCTCGGCGTGCGCCGCCGCTGCCTCGGCGCAATGCTGCGTCAGCCCCTGGTTTCGGGCGCAGCCACCGGCGCGCAAACGCCTGATCTCATTCCTGGCATCGATCAAGAGCGCGAGATCGATGTTCCTCGCGCGCCAGACCAGCGGATGCGAATAGACCTCGTCGGCCGGTATCAAGCTGTCGATGCGTGAGACGACGTCGTCCGGCTGGACGAGCGGCTGGCCGTATGTTGGATCGCTCATCGCCCATCCTCCGCTTCCACGACCGCCAGCCCCGCGCGCCGCACGGTCTCCAGCGTGTCCTTCCATCGCTCGATGGCGTGGTGACGAAAATGCGGGGTCACCCGCGCCCAGAACTCCTCGCCCACATCCGCCCGCGCGAGGCGGGCGGCGAGGGTGGTGGTGTCGGTGCTGCTCATCGGAACCCTCCCACCAGGACGACCGTCCCCACGACCGCCGCGAGCAGCAGAACGACCGCAATCCAGTATCGCCGCGCGCCGCTGCGTGGCCTGGTCTCCTCCAGCCAGCCGAACGCGAGGCCGGAACGGGCGATGTCGTCGTTTTTCATGTCGTCACCTTTTCGCATAACGAGTATCCAGAAGGGTGATGTCTGCGCGCGGATCTCGCACGATGACCTTGGAGAGGTCACGGCCCTCAATGTAGGCGTTCCAACAGGAGGCGACTGCATTGGCGAGGTAGCCGATTCCGCTTCGCGACACTGGCGCGCGTCGCAGAACCTCGAGCATCTTCTTTCGCGGATCATTCGCCCTCAATCCGTCGTCTTTCGCCGCTTCATTCCAGAACGCCTGGGCATTGTGCGGCGCATCAGCGAACGTCACGATGCCGATTGCCGCGACTTCCCGACGCTCAAACAGCGTCTTTTCCGCCGAACCATGTATCGCGGCGAAGTATTCCCGCGCTGGCTTCTGCCATTTTTCCATCTCTGCATGGCGCGCTTCAGCCGACTTGCTGTCATAACTGTTGCCGGAAATTGATTTTGATTGCAGACCAATCCGAAGCAAGACGGCGGCTTGAGAAAAGACCTTCAGGTCCGTTTGAGACATTTGATTATCGCGCGCGATAAGGCCGAGAGCCTTCATCGCGTCAACCATGTTCCTTTGCCTTCCGCGATCGATGCGCGCATAGACCCTCGCGACATCTTCGTCGGATTGGCATTTGGTATACACGACGACCATATCGACGGTCGTTTCGCCGCTCGCGATAGCGTGCAATCTGTGCTGTCCGTTGAGCAGAACCCACGGCGTATTGGGACTCATACCGAAGCGGATTGGCTCTCCGCCGTCAAACTCTCCGGCCTTCATCGTGTCTCGCAGAAATTGAACGTGATGAGCGGACACGCTTCGCTGGAGCGAAAAGTTTAGTTCCAGCATCGACCGCGCTGTCCTCGGATCAATGGTCGTAACGACCGCCTTGTGCTCCATCTGCTTCTCCATCTGAAATACCGGGAAGCCGCCCGGCGCGCTCACCACATGAACGACGGCGGGTGACGCCGTCTTAGTCCTTTCGCCCCTGCGCCGCGCGTCGCGCGGCCTGTTGGCGCTCGCTCTGGCATTCCTGCCAGATCAAGCGAATGTGCACCGGCAACATCTGCCGGATGGCCTCCGCGTGCTGGAGGCACTCTGCCCTGGTCTGAGCGGGTATCTCGACGCCGCCGCAGTGGCGGTCGATCCCGTGCTGGCCGGTGCAGAGTACGCCGAGCATGAGCCACGGGGTCAGGTCAGCCACAGCAGCACCGTCCACATCGCCGTCCAGATGCCCGCCGTGGCGGCGGCGAACTCAACCGCGCGAGCCATCGCGGACCTCCTCGATACGGGCCAGCTGCGCCGTGGTCTCCTCGGTGATGATCTCGGAAACATCGCTCATGATCCGACGCATCAGCACTTCGGCGTCGATCAGCGGCGCTCCCGGCGTCTCATCGGCCAGTCGCACAATCCGGCGGCAGAGCTTCAGCACCGCGACGCCGCACGCGGTGATCGCCTCGGCCTCGGCCAGTCGGACGTCGAACTCATCGCTCGACATTGAGAGCCTCCCGCGCCCGGGCGAGATCGGCGCGGCGTTGCGCGACCGCCTCGGTGATGATCGCCGCGAGCCGCTCGGCATCCGGGGCGTCGAGATGCAAAGTGACCTGCGTCTCGGCGCAGCGGATGATCATGGCTGTCGCGAGGTATTCCCGCGCGCCGGCCTCGACCGCCTCGTCGGCGGGCCAGATCCAGCGGACGCTGAGCGTCTCGCCTCGGTTGAGATGTATCCCGGTGCCGGGCATGTGTCGTCCTCCTGTTGCTGGCGCGCCACCCTGGCGCTCCCTGCTGCCGCCCGCGTGGAGCGGTAGCCGGGAGGGTCAGGCGTTGCGGGTGGCGCGCCGCTTGACGTAGGCGATCTGCCTGGGGGTCAGGCTATGGCACGTCGTCCAGTGACCAGCCACGTCATCCCAGACGATGACCGCGCCGTCGGCGGTGACTCGCGCGACGTAGCCCCATTGGGGCGAGCCGGCGAAGGGGTGTCCAGACAGGACTGCTACATCGTCACTCATGGCTTTCATCACCCTATCCATGGCTTTCATCTCCCTCTGTCTGATCGATCAGGCCGCGACGAAGCGCGACACCAACACCCACTCGCCGTGCGGCGGGAGCACATTGTTCGCCGGGTCGTACTCCTGCTCGGCGTCGGTGATCTCCGCGCGCTCGATCAGCGTCGAGCGGTCGCTCGCGTCGTAGGTGCGGCACCAGAGAACGCCCGCATCCCAGTCGCAGCGATAGCTGACGCTGACGATCTGGCCCGCGTCCTGCGGCATCTGTTCCCATTTGGTCATCGGCTTGTCCTCCGTTGCGGCCGGGTCGGCCGGTTGCGATGGGGTAAAAGTAGTCGAGAGTGACAGGGTCGAGGAGTGCTGTTTCCTCGACCCTGCTATGTGTCAGGCGCGCGCCGCCCATTCCTTCAGAGTGCGCTCCTGAGCGATCGCCAGCAGCATCGGCAGAAGCGCCGTCAATTCAGCAACGTGCCCATCGTTGCGCCCGCGCAGCGCAAGAGCGTTGCGAATGTGCCGCAGCGCGATCTGCTTTTCCGCGCAGGAGATCGTGCGAGAGAAGGCGGCGCGGTACTGGTGAAGCGACTGGGGCATGGAAGCCTCCCTGGAGGTGGCGCCGCAGCGCCGGTTTCGGTGGATTCGATGAACAGGAATATAAACGTCCTGTTTCATGACGCAACACAATCTGCCATGCAATCCCCGCATGGCGCTATGCGTTTGGCGCTTGACGGGCTAAACGGCGGGTGTATCCTCGCCGCATGACAGTCGCTCAACTCGTTTTCCACCTCGGCGGCAACACCGCGCTCGCGCGCGTCCTCGGCATCTCGCCACAAGCGGTGTCGAACTGGTCCCGACGCGGCGCGATCCCCGCACGTCGCCACTACCAGGTCGCGCGCCTCGCACGGGCGCTTGGCCTCCACATCGATCCCGAGGCGCTGCGATGAGCCTATCAAGAGACATCGCGGACATGGTCCGCAAGCACGGCCAGATGACGGTCCGCGAGATCCTCGCGGCGTTCAAGCATGAGGACGAACAGCGCCTGGCCTACGCGGTGAGCAACGCCGCCTGCAATGGCTGGATTGTCGGGCCGAAATCGCGCGCACTGCTCCCGCATGTCGCCTATCTCGCCGCCCCCGCTCCACGCGCTTCGCTCCGCAGCCCAGACCGGGCAGATGAGGTGGCGATCAACTACGAGAAGCAGGACGAGCGGTGGCGCTCTCAAGCGGGCGAGATCGAGTACGAGGACCATCCGCGCAGTCTCGCGGCTGCTCGCATCCTCTGGCGAGCAGCGCCGCCCCCGGCTCGGTCTCCGTGCGGATCAAGTGCGGCGTTGATGGCGGCGGCGTCGCCGGGCATCTATAACGAATCCCCAGCGAAATCCTCTACGCCCGTTGACGACGCCGAGGTTCGGCGTCGGACAATGAATGGGCAGAGCCAGGAAAAGATCGCCGCCGCTCTCGGCATCAGCCGCTCGGCAGTCTGCTCGTCTCGACGCAGGACGAGGCGAGAGCGCGGCACGACCTTCGCGGTCAATCGTGGCGGTGGAAAGAGCAATTATGAATGACGACGAACGCGACGAGCCGGGGCGGAAGTGGTTCGGTCGCGAACGCATCGAGCCGCCGTCGCTCCAGTCCTCCCTCGATCTCGACGCCATCGCCGTTTCGTCGTTCCGCCGCACCGCGCTAGGCTGGGGCGGATATCAAGTTCAGCCGCTGAGGAGAGCAGAATGAAGCCACCGAGCATCCTGCGCGAAGCCGAAGAGATCATCTCGGCGGACCGCGAGCGCACGCATGGTCGCCCCGAGGAGAACCTCGCGAACATCGCGACGATGTGGGATGCGTGGTGTCGCGTGTCACGCGACGCGCAGATGACGCCGCATGACGTGGCGATCATGATGGCACTGCTGAAAATCGCGCGCACGCAGACCGGCACATACAATCGCGACGACTACGTCGATGCGGCGGGCTACATCGCGCTGGCTCATCGTCTTGCGGCGGCGGGCCACGAGGAATGATGCGGTCGGTGCGACTGATCCTCCACGGCGAGCCGGCGAGCAAGGCGAACAGCCGCCGCCTCGTCACGATCCGTGGTCAGGCGCGGCTCATCAAATCGCAGAAAGCACTCGACTACGTCGCGGCGGTCAAGGCCACCTATCCACCGCTTGTGCCGCTGCTGGAGGGCGACCTTCGCATGACGGCGGATGTCTACTACGCATCGCGGCGTCCTGATCTCGACGTCTCGCTGATACTGGACGCCCTCCAGGATATCGTCTACCGTAACGACCGCCAGGTGCGCGAGATGCACCTCTATCACCACCTCGACCGCGAGAACCCTCGCGCCGAGATAACCCTTGAGGAGATGCACGATGACCAATGACGATCTGTCCCGTTTCGCCGACCGGATCGAAATGGCGATCCAGGGCATTGAGGATGCGCGCGAAGATCTAGCGGCGATCAAGGCCGAAGCGACGGCGGCGGGCTACGACGGCGGCGCGCTGGTCAAGGTCGTGGAGATGCGGCATTCCGAGAAACGCCGACAGAAGGAAGAAGCACGCCTCGCGCTGGTCCGGCTCTACGCCGACCGGCTGGGCGTGCAGCTGCGCCTCGACATCTGACAAGACGGGCCGAGGCTCCTCCCTGCGCGCGGCCGGCGGGCCGCGCCTCCCAAGCGGTCCAGCGTGCTTCAGCGCGTCAACGCCTCCCTCGGCTTACCATGCAAAGGGCGATGGCTGCTCCCGCCACCTTATCAACCCGTATCGAGGACACATCATGTCAGGCTTGCTTCTCCACCGTATCCCGCACGTTTCCGCGTCGTCCCTCAACCTGTTCGCCGCCGAACCGGCGCTCTGGGTGATGGAGCGTCTGGTCGGAAAGAAGGGCCGCGTCGGTCCCGCCGCGCATGTCGGCACCGCCGTCGAGGCGGGCGTCGAGTCGGCGCTGCTCGGGCGCGCGAACAATATTGAGGCCGCATCGGCACTCGCAGCGGCGCGCTACGACGAACTCTGCGACGACGTTGACGCACGCGCGAAGATCGACTCCATGCTGCGCCAGGCATGGAGCGCGCTTGCGCCCTACGGACAGCCGGATGTCCCCGAGGACGGTCGGCAGCACCGCGTCGAGGTGGCGCTCGATGGCGTGCCGGTGCCGTGCATCGGATACACCGATTTCGTGTTTCACCAGCACGGCTGCATCATCGACTTGAAGACGTCCAGCACGCTCCCCTCCTCCATCAAAGTCGCCCACGCGCGACAGGGCGCGGTGTACGCGCGAGCGTTCTCGAACTACTCGATGCGCTTCGCCTACTGCACCCCGAAGAAATCCGCCGTCTACATCCTGGAGAACCCGGCGGATCATCTCGCGGCGCTGGCAAACATCGCGCGGCGGCTCGACACGTTTCTTTCGGTGTCGGCAGACCCGCAGGAGCTCGCCGCAATCGTCTGCCCCGATTACGACAGTTTCTATTGGAGCGATGCCCAGACCCGTGCGAATGGGCTGGCCCTATTCGGCTTCTGAGCCGATCCGCGACTGACGGTATCAGTCAGGTCAACTGCACACGCAAAAGGAAAACGGAAATGGCTCTCGGTATCCCCACCAACCAGAACCGCACACCCATCGTCAAATACGACGCCCGCGCGGGCCGGTGGTTCCGCGTCGATGGCAAGGACAGCGTTGTCGATATCTCCAACGGCTTCGCCGCCGTGTTCGACTTGGCCCAGATCGACATCGGCTGGGCGCTGTTTGCCGCTGGCGCGCCGCCCTCGACCTCGTTCGCGCGCGTTCCCGCGCCGATGCCGCCGCAGCCGAGCCCCGATCACAAGCGGTCGGTCCGGCTCATGCTCAAGCTGTCGAAGACCGCCGGCGGCGATGTCCGCGAGGTACTGACCCAGGCGGGCATCGTCCAGGCGGCGATTGACGCGCTCCACGACGCCTACATGGCCGCGCCCGAGGCGAAGGAGGGCAAGCTGCCGGTGGTGGCATGCCCGAGCACCGAGGCCGTCGTTCAGGCGATGGGCAACGGCGCGAAATCGACCAACTACAAGCCCGTCCTCCAGATCGTCAACTGGGTGCCGCGTCCGGCGGATCTGCCGCTGACCTCGGGGCCGGTTCCGGTCGCTGTCGCTGGTCCTGCGCCGGTCGCCGCGCCGCCGTCCACCGGTTCGACGGTCGCCGCGCCGCCGCAGCCGAAGGCGGCTCCGGTGCCGCCGCCTCCCGCGCTCGGTGACGACACCGAGTTCTGATATCGAGATCCGCGCGGCCCTCCCCGCGCTGGTGCCGGTGTCGCCTACCGGCGGGCAAAGTGGCGAGCGAGCCGGGGCGACATCCCCGGCATCGGTCTGCCCAGACCGGACAGGAGGCACGCATGACACCGACACCGCAGACGCCGCTCGAAGCGGCGCTCGATTACTACGACCGGGGGCTGATGCCGATCCCGGTGCATCGCGTCATCGCGCATCGTGAAGGCAAGCCGATCTGCTCCTGCGGCGCGCGCGATGGCTGCGCGAGCCCAGGAAAGCACCCGACGATGGCATGGTCGCAGTTCCAGAAGCGCCGCCCTCCTCGCGAGGAGGTGGCCGAGTGGTGGTCGGGCGACCGGGCGCGATACGGCGTCGGCATTCTGACGGGTTCGGCCAGCGGCAACATCTTCGTCCTCGACGTCGATGTCGGCCCAGGCAAGGACGGCGACGATAGCCTCCGCGCGCTCCAGCTGGCTCATGACGATCTGCCCGAGACCGCCGAGGTCAAGACCGGCGGCGGCGGGCTCCATCTATACTTCCGCGCGCCACCTGGCGTCGCCGTGGTGCGGAACAGCGCGAGCAAGCTCGGACCCGGTCTCGACATCCGAGGCGAGGGCGGCTTTGTGGTCGCGCCGCCGTCCTTCCATGCCTCGGGCCAGCCTTACGTCTGGTCCTGGACCAACACGCTGGCCGAAGGCATCGCGGATGCGCCGGCATGGCTGCTCGATCTGGTCCGCGCCGAGCCGGTGATCGGGGCGACGCCGCGAGATCGGGTTGCGTCGTCGCCGCCTGTAGCGTCTCCGGTCGGTGCCGGAAGCCTCGGGGTGCTGCCGCCGCCGGTGGAGGACGGGCGCGAGGAGTACATGCGCGACACCGTCTTCGCGGTCGCGCTGGAGTTGACCGGCCAGCATGGCGCGTGGCCTACCGCCGAGGAGGTCTACGAGATAGCCTGGCCGCAGTTCCTGCGGCGCGTCGATCTCTCGAGGCCAGGACGGATCAGCCGCGACAACGCCGAGCAGGAGATGAGGGCGAAGTGCGCGCAGATCGCCGCCAAGGCCGAAAGCGGCGGGCTGGGGCGGCTGGAGGATGTCGTCGCGGCCTACCAGAGCAAGCGACGCGAACAGCCGCGCCAGGGGCCGGGAAATCGGCAGGAGGAGGCGGCGGGGGAGGCTCGGCAGGAACAGGCCCAGACGCCGCGACCGCCGACGCACTTCCCGCTCGTCTACTCTGACGAGATTCACGCGGGCGACGCCGCGCTCGACTTCGTCGAGGGGCTGTTGGTCGAGGGCGGGATGTCGGTCTGGTACGGCGACAGCAATGTGGGCAAGACATTCGCCCTCCTCGACGTCGCCATCCATGTCGCCCTCGGGCGTCCGTGGCGCGGGCGCGAGGTCGATCAAGGCGCGGTGGTCTATTGCGCGCTGGAGGGTATCGCCGGCATCAGGAACCGTATCGCCGCCTGGCTCAAGCACTACGGGATCACGCCGGATCGCCGCGCTCTGCCTCTGGTGGTCATCCCCTCGGCCATCAACATGCTCGATCCCCAGGCCGATGTGCCGGGGCTGATCCAGTCGGTTCAAGCCGCCGAGGCTGAACTCGGACGGTCAGTGAAGATGCTCTGCCTCGACACGCTCAGTCGCGCGCTGGCCGGCGGGAACGAGAACTCTCCCGAGGACATGGGCGCGCTGGTCCGGTCATCGGACCTCGTCCGGCAGACCACCGGATCGCACCTAGCCTATGTCCACCATTCGGGAAAAGACACTGCCAAGGGCGCGCGCGGGCATTCGCTGCTCCGCGCGGCCACCGACACCGAGATCGAGATCAGCCGCGCTGAAGGATCGGAGGTCTCGGTGATGCGGGTGACAAAGCAGCGCGAGCTTGAGAGCGGTGACGACGTGGCCTTCCGGCTGGAGGTCGTCACCCTCGGGGTCAACCGTAGGGGCAAGCCGCTGACCAGCTGCGTCGCGGTCGAGGCTGATGCGCCGCCGGAACCCGAGCGGCGTGGTCGCATCAGCGGAGCACCGGCAATCGCGAGGCAAGCCCTTGAGGCATGCCTAGCCGAGAGCGGGACAAGGACGACGCGGAGCAATGTCCCGCCGAATGTCCCGGTTGTCCCGGTCGAGATGTGGAGGCGCAAGGCATACGAAATTGGCATCTCAACAGGCGACGCCGAGGCAAAGAAGAAGGCGTTCCAAAGGGCCACCGTAAGTCTCGTCAGTGCCAAAATCGCCGCAATCAGCGATGACGTGGCGTGGCTATGTTGACCGGGACAAATCGGGACAAATCGGGACATGTCCCGTTTCGCAAAATGTCCCGTTACCGGGACATATCGGGACATATCCCTTTAGGGATGTCCCGATATGTCCCGATGACATTGACGGAGGACAGATGAAGAGCGTTTCTGACTACTCCCTCGCCAAAGCCATCCTCGACGGCGTCGACGAAACCATCGCCGCGTCCGAGCGACGGTGGGGCGCGGACCGCCTCCGGCTCCTGGTCGCTGACGACCTCCGAGCACGGTGGGACCGTCAGTGGCAGTCCTGGTGTCGGGCGGTCGAGGCCAACGACCTCGGCGGCATCCAGAAGCACGGCGCGGCGGTCCGGCGGGCGGTCGCCGCACTCGAGGCGGCAGCGGCCGCTGCCGGGGCCGAGCCGCTTGCGCCGGTGGTCTGGGAGGCGACCTACGAGGGCCGGGTGATCGCGGTGGCGCGAACGAGTGCCGAGGCGTATGCCGTGGCGACACAGGGGCGGGGCGTCGAAGTCTGGACGCTAGACGAGCTTGTGCGCGTCGCCCTGCCGAGGACCGCGATGATCGCGGCGGCGAAGGAGGTGTTCCCTGGGGCCGAGGTCGTCTCCTACAAGTCGCCGCCGACTGACTGGGCAAGCGGTGGCGATCCGCTGCCTGATTTCATGACTGCCTGACGCATGGAGACCGAGAACATGGCCCGAGATGCCGACCGACGCTCAATCCGCCCCAGCGGCCGGAAAACCCGCCTTGGCGTCGATCCTGCCGAGCCCGTCATCCCGCCGACCATCGAGCGCGCAAGACACGCCGAGCACGGGATCGAGGTGGCCGAGCCTGAGCGGACCGAGCGGGGCGGTGGCAGGGCCTACACCGACGCGCAAGGGCGGGCGTCGAGGCCATGGAGGGTCGTTGATACGCTGGCGGCGATGGAGCGCCTAGGCACCATCGACGGCGAGCAGAGGGCGGCGGGCGAGAGGTATCGCGCGCTGTTTGAGATCTCGGGGCGAGCCGGGGCATCAGCGACGCGCATCGAGCCTCGGTCGGGCGGCGGCGATCAGGCATCGGCGATCGAGCGGCGAGTGGCCGCAGGACGGGCGCTGGCCGAGGCGGCGCAGCTGCTCGGCGGGCCGGGACCGCTGCATAGCATCGTCGTGGAGATCGTGGGGCTCGGGACGTCCTGCTCGGCCTGGGATCGTGCCCATCGGTGTAGGGAGGGCAGGGCATCGGCCATGCTGGCCGAGGCGCTGGGCATCCTGGCGAGGGAGTGGCGATGACCAAGACGGCACGCTTGACCCGGCGGCGGCGACACCCTACCCTATCCGGTATGATGCGCGAGGCGCGCCGATGAAGACGGTGGGCCAGCCCCTACGAGGGCAAGCGCGACGGACCCTGACGACGGTGGTCGAGGGTCGAGATAGCTACTACGACAGCGTCGAGCACCGGGCCTGGAGCCGCGAGGTACTGCGCCGCGCGGCCGGGATGTGCGCCAGCTGCGGCGCGCTAGATCGGCGACTGGTCGCGGACCACCGCGTTGAGATCCGCGATGGCGGCTCGAGGACGGACCCTGGCAACGGGCAAGCCCTATGCTCGCCCTGCCACGGTCGAAAGACGGCGGCGACGAGAACAAAGCGGCACTCAAGCGTTAACGTCGGTTGAAAGCGACCCGAAACAGGCGTTTAACTGGCCCTTTCTGCCTATGGGGTAGGGGGTGTTAATGTTTGGGGCCTGGGGACGCGCAATGCACAGGGGGCCACCCAG